ATTTAAACAACAACGTAATAGTATGGGGTAGTCAATTTCTCGCCAACACGGACACGCAGATTGATATTGACATAACAGCATACTTTCCTCAGGCGTCTAACAGAAGTAGTTACGTTGAATTTACAGTGGTTGGTCTTTATGACAACGGCGCGGGCACTTATTCAAGGCTTCACAAAAGGTGGGCTCAGCATTTGTTCTGGACCGGCACCACTTGGACAATTGCTGGTGCAAACCTGCTTGGGACTGCATATAACACCGACGCCACAAATTTTCCAGCGGGCGCTGTTAATGCATCAAAAGTATTAAGCGTTGTTTCTGGCACCACATTTCTATTGCGCTTGCAAAATCGCACGTCCCCCGCATCGGGCTCTTCGACTTACTATGAATACAACGTCAATATTCTTAGTACCATTTAAGACCAATTTGGGCTAAATATTGACAGCTTGCTATTTTTATGATGGAAACAACTCAGTTCAAGTGGCATCTTTCTGATATGAAACGCCACAATGATGGCGAAATTGTATTTGAAGTGAAGTGCATAGTAATGGCCAGGCTCGGCGACTTTGGAGCCTCTAAAACGATTTACGTGAGGCTTAATCCCCCTGATCCAGAATTACTCATCCCGTACGATGAGCTAACAAAAGAAATTGTGCTTGAGTGGGTAAAGGCAAAGATGAATGAAGATGATATGTTGGCTGAAGTAGAAAATGAGCTTAGGGAAAAACTTGAAGGATCGTTGCAAACCGCAACTGGCCTTCCTTGGGCTGCTTAATCATCTAGAGGAAATCAATCATGGGACAAATTCGCACTAATAATGAGCAATTTGAAACTGGCATTATTGCCGACCATCGGGGACAGTTGCTTGCAGTGGGGCCTGACAGCGGCTCTGTAGATGCCTTTGGAAGGGCTCGCATGAGCGAGCCTTTTACAATTTTTGATAGCACATTGCGTTACACAAAGCGCACTGATCAATGGTTTGAAAGCGCCACGCTTGGTGGCTCAACTAACTATCTTGCCAATGAAAGCAGCCTTGAATTAACAACTGGCACCGCGTCTGGAAGTACAATGCTGCGGCGCACAAAGCGCCGCTTTCCATATCAGCCAGGCAAGAGCATGCTGGTGATGCAGAGTTTCGTGGGCACCACTGCATCTGGGGTTAAGCAAGAAGTGGGTCTTTTTGACAATGAAAATGGAATAATGGTTCGTTGCACCGATGGCGAAGTGCAATTTGCCATTCGTTCATTTGCAACCGGCTCAGTTCAAGAGGAAACAGCTTCTCAAGCTTCTTGGAATATTGACACTTTAGATGAGCTTGACTTTTCAAAGGCAAATATTTTTATCGCGGATCTTGAATGGCTTGGCGTGGGCAGGGTGCGTTGCGGCTTTGTAGTGGATGGTGAAATTAAATGGTGTCATGAATTTAATCATGCCAATGCATCAACAAAGGTTTATGCAACTACGGCCATCCTTCCATTGTCCTATCGCATTGAGAACACTTCTTCTCAAGCCAGTGGGCAAACGCTAAAACAAATTTGTTGCAGTGTCCAAAGCGAAGGAGGTTATGAACCTGTTGGTCCCATGTATTTTGTGGGGCGCGGTGCCGTTGGCGCTGCTTTGATTTCAACGGAAACTGTTGTTGCTGGCATTCGCATGGCAAGCGGACGCACTGGCAATGTAATCATGCCCGCCCAAGTGGATGCGGTTATTGAAGGTAACACCGTTGCTCAATGGCGCTTGCGACTCAATCCCACTGTTAGCGGGTCTTGGATTGCAGCAGAAAACGGACGAGGAAATGTGGAGACTATTATCACTGCTACTACATTTTCTGGCGGCACCATTGTTGCCGCTGGCCTTGTCGGCAATAATGGCTCCAGTGCTTTTACCCCCGAAACTGCGCTGGCATTGAGCTTAGGTGTGGATGCCAGTGGAAATTCTGACGTGCTCGTTCTTACGGTTGAAGCCGATTCTGCAACAAAGGCTACTGGCTTGATTGGTTGGAAGGAGCTAGTGTAGCCGCATGGCTACAACGAAAGAAGAAGTGCAGGAGATGATTGATGCTGCCATTAGGCAGCACAATCGCAATGCTGGCATCATCTCGATGGTGGTGGGGTGGACTGTCTTAGCTTTCTATGCTGACGGTCTATTTCGCATTGTGCAGCGATGATCTCGCTCCCAAACAAGCCAGATTCTTGGCGCACTTATCACGTTGATGCCATTTCAGAAAGTCTGAATGAATTCATTTCTAATGGTGGCGCAGAAGCTGCTCACGAAGCTCTTTGCGACGCCATAATGTCTTGGATTGATTACCATCAAAAAGAACTCAACGAATGGCGCTATTTGGCGGCACGTCTAAACCTTCCTTTACCCAACGCCTCTACAATTTCTTTCGAGGGGAACGAGAGCAAGAGTTGGTAACAGAGGCTCAGCAAACTTTTCAGCAACGCACTAAGCAATTAGCGCAGGAAGATTATGAATGGTGGAATGCATTGCCTTATGAGGAACGCTTAAAAGCGTTCCGTTGCGTATGTAGGCGCATTCAACAAGGCGACATAGTAGAACGGGGCTCTTATCGCCATGTTCTTTATGAAGTGTTTGGCTTTGACGCTGATGCCTATGTAGATGGTATGGATTGCGGTTACATGGACATTCACAATCTCATTTCACGTGGGTTTGAGGGGGCTCCCCATCAAGAGTCCATGTGATTCTCATTTCACCGCCCAGTGCTTTCACTGCATCACTGGCATGATCTGGAGGCTTATGCTCGATCATGACAGAAGGGACAATGGCATTAGGCAGTGGCGTGATTTTTGCTTCCGGAAACAGTTCTTGAGCTTTGTTAGCAAGTTTATCCGCTACATCATTGCGATGTTCGGTTTCCCATTGTTCTATTAGAGCCTTCGCTTGATTGTCGACAGCCTTCAATGTATTAGCTGTTTTCCATGCCGCCCAATCGGGACGGCACCATTCCATTAGTCGCTTGAACCAAGGATTAAAGGCTATAGAAGGATGACGCTGAGCCCAAAGGAGGCCCAGCTCATAAAAGAGAGCATTTAGCCAGCTCTCCAGTGTCATCCTTCTTGGTAGACACTGATAAAGATGCTGCCGCTCTTCAAGAGCGGCATCACAAAATCACGCAAATGCACATTATGCATACGCACGCAACCGTGAGTGGCCAAAAGGGGCTGCATGGGCGCCCAAGCGCCTGGCCAGCCATTGCCACTGCCACCACCGTGCAGCATGATTCCTGCCCGCCCATTGTTGCGTTCCTGGCCTTCTAGATCGATCATGTCAAGGCTGTACCAGCCATAGGCCATGAGCGTGCGATCATAAGCAGGTTTGTCACCATTGATTTCATAATCGCGATAGACCGTGCCCACTTTGTAAAGACCAGGCGGCGTATCAGTGTTGCGCAGCTTCCATTCATAATCACTACCTTGACCACGCGCCAAAGCGGGAAGCTCCCACAAGAGCTTCCCTTCTGAATTAAAACATTTGGCAGTTTCTACGGCATCATTGACGACAATATGATGGTCGCCAGCTTTGAAGCCAAATTCTTTAGGGGATTTTTTAGGGCCAATCATGGGAGAAGTGCGAGTTGATTCAGGAGCATATTCCTTCATCAATCGCGATAATTTAGCAGGGTAATCGGGGTCCGTGGCGTACGACTGCTCCTTAAGCATTCGTGCCGCAGCATAACGATTTGGGGCGTGGTTCACGCCTTTGAATTGGCGATAGTCTTTATACCAGCGCGTGACAAGATATTCAATGCATGCAGCAAGGCTTGGAAAATCAATAAATCCCGCCTTGATTGTCACCCATTGACCGTCATACCACTCTTGCGTGGTGGTAGTAGTGCCACTTCCCTTCAGACCTAGGTAATTATGGGCGCCCGAGGTATGCTTGCCAAATCCGCTCTCTAGGCAGCACTGGGCCGCTGCGAGCTCTGGATACTTTGCACCACACCTACGGGCAATTTGAAAGCATTCGTCCCAGAACGCTCGGTTGCTGGGCCACATGGCTTCAGCCCTTTACGCGAAAGATGGCCTTCAAACCTGTCATAACAAGCTGAACAATATTGTTTTCTTTATAAGGAGTTTGGTGGACAATTTGATCGAGCGCGGCAACGATAATGCCACCAACTACAAACCATTCAATACCGCCCATGGGAATTCTCCGAAAGAGTTTTCTTTAGCCTAGCGACGAATTTCTAGGCTTCTCACCCTTGCTTCTAGCTGTTGCACATTTTCAGTGAGAGTGTCCAAATTCTTAGTAATTGCTTCCACTTGCGTGGTAATGCGTATTTGCTGCTGACCAACGGCAATCATCATGCCGCCAGAGGCCAATAGCATTCCTGCCGTGACTGTTGCCACAAAGTTTGCGAGTCCTTCTTTCACTGCTAGCTTTGTAGCATTTTCCTCCATATTAACACCATCTCACTATTCAGAATGAGGCGATAGATTAGTGTCAGCCAATAGAAGATAGCGTCATGTTTGTGGCGTATGAGCCCGATGATTACATCACTGGCCTCATTGAATTGCGCAAGTCGGATGCCACACGACGTTTTAGGAAATCTATCTTCGATGACTATCCGCTTCGCGGGCCTCTAGGGCAGTCTGCATGCGCCTATTGCGGGCGATGGAATGAAAAGCTAACGATTGACCACATCGTTCCCAAGAGCAAAGGAGGGCCTCACTTCGCTCGCTGGAATATGGTGCCAGCATGCAAACGATGCAACTTGGCCAAGACTGATCTGCCAGTGTTTGAGTGGTGGCGTCCCACTGATCAATGGTCGCAGCAACGAGAGGAAGTATTGATGGCATGGACCTATGCCAATAGCTTCATCGATGCCCACACTGATAGCGATGAATATTGGCGCTTCCTGGCTGAGAAGCGCGTGGTGCAGAAGGAAATAATGCGTCGCATAAGAAAAGGGCCATTTCGTGGCCCTTTTTCTTTAGCCGATTTGGGAGACGTTGGCTGGGTTGCTGCTTAGTCGTAGCAATTGGATTTTGCGTTCTTCGACAAGGTGTGCGGAGGATACGCAACTTTTTAAACCGAGCGATGGGAAGGAAATTTCATACACTTCCTGGTCGTGCGAGTCCACATAGAAACGCACCTCTGCATCGTCAGGAGACATCTTTAAAGGCCTCCAGGGTTAAATCGATTTGAGCGATTTGCCGCTGAGGCCAGTCGCGAAGTTCATTCAAGCCACGCACCAAATCTTCTAGGAAGAAAGAAGCACCGCTCTTTTTGTCGTCATCACAAAGATATTCCGAGATGGTATCAAGCAGACGCTCGTAACGCTGCTTGCGCCATTGAGACTGCCAATCAGCTTCAATTGTGGGCGCGTGTTCAATTGTCATAGCGGATGTTGGGGGCAGAGGGGCCAAAGGTGTCGCACACCTCTTTCATCGCATCGTGTTTGACGAGATGATTGATGTACCACTGTGCTTTCCGTAGATCTTCGCGGCCATTTTTGTGACGTTCGCGCCAAACGTATTTAGCGACATTCCCTTTCAAAAAGCCACGAAATTCTTCTGGCGTGAGCTGAGCCTCGATAGCTTCAATGCATTCAATGGAGCCCTCCGCCGTGTAATGGTCGGGAGAGTTGACCATTTCTGGT